TACCGACATAACTGACGGATCAGGCCCGCGTATGGCCTTTATAGCGGCCTCTGTCTTTACCAGTCCATCTACGTCCTCGTGCGCTAAAGCCGCGAAATCTGGCTTCTCCATGGCCCTACGGACGAATTCTGTATCTTTTATCTTCTTTAAAATATCCCGCTCTTTGGCCAGCCTGCGGGTTTCGTCTGGTTGACGCTCGATAATCTCTAGTGGGATTTGTAAGTCTTTGGAAACTTTTAGCGATTCAGCATGACGCGCAGGACTTTGCTTAACCCCGTACTCAACAGACTTGTTTAGTTCTCCGTCTAATATTTGTCCGATATCTTCCGGGTTTAGTTTATTATTGGCCATATCACATGGACTCCTTATGCAATTTCTTAATATTTTCTTCCGTCACCGGGTAACCAGCGTCCTTTAATGCTTTGGCGTATTCATCGATACGCTCGTTGGGAATGCCTTCAATTTCCAGTACTCCTGCCGGAGTTTCCTCTTCGCCCCTGGGTTCTGTCATCCACTCAGGCAAGAAGTCTGGATTTGTCCAATCATGAAACGCTTCGCCAAAAATAGGCTTTTTCTTTCTAATAACTTCAATCGCTAATCGGTCAACTGCGTCCTTGAATTGTTTGTTATCCATCTTTTTCCCGGTTTGGCGCTGATAAATCTCTTGTTCACGTCTCACGGCATTAGCAAATGATCTAGCTTTCTTTCCTTCGGCATTGTCTTCGGTAAGATTGTTCTTATCTAATCCGATAGCAAAAAGCCCCTGATTGACAATAGAAGTCTCTGAATCAAAATAATCAATCTCTACAGGATCAGTTTGAGCCTTAACCATCTCTTTAAAGTCTCCTGGTGAGAGATTGTATTGACGCAAATCTAAGCGACGAAATTGCTCAGGATTATCTTTCATCATTAATCGTAAAGCGTAGTAGTCTCCACTGCCGTTCTTAGCTGTTTTACCATTCTGCCGACCTTTCAAAACCGCTCTGGATTTCTGATCCATGGACTCCAAAATGTTTACTGGAATCTGGTTGTATGGATCACTACTACCCGAATCGACCGCGTTATTATAAATCTCCCAAGCCTGGTCGGTAGCGTTACGCTGGGATTCCTCTTTCTTAGCCCGACTTTCGACGTAGCGTGTTTTAATGGCTGATACGATGGCCGCTTCTTCATCGCCCTTATATTGCTTGCGTACTTTCGCCAAAGCGTCTGCTTCACTAATATCCTCCGCCATGATGTCATCAGCCACACTTTGAGAAAGACTTCTTAATGTGCTTTGACGGATTAACTTTGTCACGTCGTCATGCTGTGTGGAGTCAATAGTCTTCTTATGTTTGCTAAAATACTCTGATGCATATTCAGCTTCTTCATTAGCAATGGCATTCTCAATAACCGCGAGATGGATATTAGACACAGCGGCCTTGGTGGCTGCTTTCGTCATATCCTTGGCCCATCCTTCGCGTTCAGATTGTTGCTCAATTAGTCGTTTAGTCCTTTCGATGGAAAACTTAATTGCCCCCGGTTGACTCCAGTTTTCAGCAGCGTTTTGAAGTTCTACGGCTTTACCACCTTCGTATACCTGCTTCGCGTAGACATTCTTTTCTCGTTGGACATGATTCGCCAAGTCTACAGAGTATTGTGTTTTCGATACCGCTGCCCTTGATCCGAATCGCTTACGCTGATCGTCGTTATCTAAACTTTGAGAAATTTCATCGACCGCCTGATCAAATTGCTCGTCGTAATTTTTATATACCGGTTGATTTGCGACATTACCGCCCTTGATGTTAGAAAAACCATTTTCACCGCTAGTGAGTTCAAGACGTTTCTTTTGTAGCTGATTAAAGGCGTCCTCAGCCCGAAGGGTGTCTTCTTTGATTTGTTCTTTTTGCATGGCCTGACCTAAGACCTGGCCAGCCTGACCTAAGATCATTAAACCCTGCTGTTGTCCTGAGAATGTTGCTGACCCTGGAATATTAGGTGCTGCTGCCGGTCCTGCCGCTCTTGGCGCTGGTCTACGAGCATTAATATCTGGAAGTCTAGCCATTACATGCCTCCCAATACACGGCCACCCGCGCTAAGGAATCCGCCAAATAACGCCAGTTGACCTTGATCATAAGCAGATTCACCGGCAATTTCTTCTAACTGACCTTCATAACGGATCTTGTCGGCTTGCGACTCCCCTTCATACATGGCCACTGCTGCCCGGTAGGCTCCCTCAGCCTCGATATCTTCTAATAAGTTAATCACCGTAGGATCATTCACACCACCGCCTCCTGCCGCCGCTACCGCCACCGCTCGTGAGGCAATCAACTCCGCTTGGCGTTTATCTTCTAAAGCAACACGTTGAGCGGAAGCCACAACCTGTTTGGCCGCCTGATCTGATGAAGCACGTCGCATCCTCCCGATAGAGCGCGCTAATTTCCCTTGACTGTACTGAGCAAACCCACTCAGTATGTCACCACCGGCCTGCAGGCCGGTTCCTATTTTTCCATAATCTGCCATCAGTCAATATCCATCACTGCCGCTAATACGGTCACAGGTCTTGGTGCCGTGGCTTGCAAGCAAAGCCGTGAATTACTATCCCACTGCCCTTTGAAATGAAAATCCTCCTCGTCGTACTCACTGTGTACAGTATCTGCTGCTACCGTCGTTCCGTCCTTAGTTAAAGGCAAGTTATCCAATGTTGAGAAATTAGGACCGTACTGGAGCCCCTGATAATGTGTATTGTGTAACACGAGCCCTAGCTGACTAATCTTGCGCTTCCTCGTTAATTCTCCGCCCGCGTAAAGCAGTTTTGTGGATTCAAACTGTCCTGTATAGGTTAATCCAACACAAGCATCGGTAACGGCTTCAGAGACGGTAATAGAGCCACTTGAAACAGTATAAGAACCTAAATCCTTACCCCCACCCCAAACCACCACAGATTCACCCTCTAAATGGGTCAAGCCTGAGATAGTCGTGGACGAAGCCTGGGACACAATCAAATGCGAATCCGCCTGTCGGTTAACAGTACTCCCTTGACACTGCGACTCTAAGGCGAATTTCTCCAGGTAGCGTACGGTTGAGCTATTAATCGTCCGTCGAACCACGTAGTAAACAGCATCCTCTCCATCACCAGTCGATCCCGGTAGAACCACAACATCCTCAACCTGAGCGCTGGGAAATTCAATATTCACCCATCCGAAAACATTCTCGCCTTTATCGTAAACCAATAAGGCCACTGTTCCGTCAGATCGAACACAATGTACCCGCGTATCAGGTTGACGTTGTACGGCGATATGAGAAATCCCAACACCACCGATATCAGGATAGAATAAACATAAATCCCTTGATTGGTACTCAAGAACATCAGAATAAGAAACCTCGAATAACTTCACGCCACCACGTTGAACAAACAACCCAATGTTATCCACTTTACCCGCAACAGTTGCCGCTGAGCCTTGAGTGGAGAATGATTTAATATTGAAATTCGTTGGGGTTAATGGCTCATCATCCCCATTCGACCGACAGACAAATTCCGTTCCTTCAGCACCCATGAGAAGCCGCCGTAACGGGAGTAGCCAGTTAATCGTATCAACAGGACCGGAGCCTATTGTTCGACTGATCGGGCCTGAATCTCCCACTGTTTCGGGGTCATATGAAGTGTAATTATCACTTACAGACAACCAGATATTATCCTGCCCCGCCCAGGTTAGCCGACCTTCAGCTAAAGCTACCGAAGTAGGAAATCCTCGACGAGAAGACCATGCGCCTTCTGCCCAGTCATCGGTTGCCGTAGTTGCCCCTAGATCGGTAATAATATCGGCTGTAGCAGAAGTCTCTGAGCTATACGCGGTGATTCTCACCACCCCGTCAATACTTCCTAGCGGGTAATCAAGAGTTAATGAAACTGGACCTTCGGAAGTTGCTGTTCCAGCTGAGCTATAAGCAGTAAACCCCGACGTATCAACACCTATTGTGAAATTGGTCGTATCTACAACAGTCACTGTATAAGAGTTACCATTTAATTCCGTCATTCCGACTACACCGGTAATACCAACAATCTCACCATCGGAAAAGCCGTGTGCTGCTGATGTCGTGACTTGCCCTGGATTGGCTTGCGTTACGTTGGTAATCGTTGCCGTGGCGAAATCCGTGGAGTCCACTCCAATGCGATACCATGCTATCTGGTTATCAAGATCATCGTCATAGGAAACTGTTGTGTTAGCGGTGTAAGTTGTTACGTCTTCAAACGGTCCACTTGAGTCCGTTAAAGATCGCTGTAAGGTAACTGTTCCAGACCACGTTCCCGCAATCGTAATAGTAAATATCCTGGATGTCGTTATTCCAGTGACCCGAATGGTATTCGTCCAGTTTCCCCCGGTACTTACACTTGAGGTAACCGTCTGACCATCTGAGGTAATCCGGTATAGTGAACCGACGTTAGTTGATTTAAACAGGTTATCACTCGCAGTCAGCGTGCAACTACCGGTTAATGCTGAAGGGGTAATCGTTGTCGTTGAAACATTAGAATTACGATAAGGTCCATCGTTAGTGTAATACTTCACTACACTCCACGAGGTTGTGTTTCTTCGTTCTATCTTGTACTGCTGAATGGTTGAGGTTGACGCGATATATATAACGTCACCAGATTGGTCATAGCGAATGTTTGCCAGATCATTCCCAGTCCATGGTGCTACAATCGTCATCGTGCCAGAAGCTTCGACTTCACACGAATCCACCAACATCTGACGCTTTGTGCGAGAAGAAAATTGAATATGGAAATCACCCGTCGGGGTAAAGGCTAAAGAGTGGTAGCCCTCGTCTAAGGCTGTCTCAGAGATATAATCATCTGTGCCTGCGGCTGAGCCGCAACGAAACAATACCGGACCTTTATTAATAACAATCGTTAGCGCATGCTCTGTCCCTGTTTCTGTAACAGTGACCTGTTGACGACGAATTGCATAGTTTGTACCGTCACCGGTTAGCCCTAGATATCCACCCGTCACCCAGGCTGAGGTTGCTCCCGATTCATCAGCATCTGTCCAGCTTGTAACATCAGAATCAAAACCCCCGTTGGTGACCGCTGCTGAAACTGATGAGCGTGTGACTAACGCATCATTCACCCAAACGCGAACAACAAGATTCGTGACCTCAACTAAAGCTGTATCATCAGTAGAAAAAACAAAGGGGATATATTTAGCGGTATTATTTGAAGCGGTTGCTCCAAGGTATTTAGTGCCAGGACGCAACATCATGGACCCCAATGCTCTTGGCATCCAGTTTGTCATCGTATCAGCAGAAACCGCAAGACGGTCTAAATCAATACGCCCTAATGCGAGCGGTGAGACTAGACCTCGATTAAATACGTAGTATTGTCGCTTGGGCATACATCACCCAATCAGTGAACCGCGATTTCCTCGGTCACGCCTCCCGCCACCGATTGAGCTGCGGGCTCGGTTCCAACTCCCTAATGGCGGTATTTTCGACGGAGAACCAGAGGCATCCAGGTTTTTCGCATTAGTTAAGCGTGTTTTTTGTATCCCACCGTTTCCATCGGTGCCGATTATCTTGGCTTCCAGTTCCTTATCACCCGTTAGCTTGTATGCGATTTTCCCGGCAAAATGCGCGGCCACATAATCCGCAAATGCTTGCGGCCAGATAGATAGATCACCTCCATACGAAGCCCCGTTTGAGACATAACGAACGTAGATTTGATCTATGCTCGCATACCAATAACCTTTGGTTTCATGATAGGCCAATAGTGGTCGTGTGAGGAATTCGTCGGACCAGACCCCGTCCGTCTTCACCCAGTCAGTCGGCTTAGTAAATGCCCGATTGTGCCCGAAAGACGGCGTTACTTCTGTATCGTAGGTTGATTGGATAATGCGAGCACAGAAATTCCATAATCCTGATTCAAGACAAGCGTTAACCCCGCCATCGCTCCAGACTTCATCCAGAAGGCGACGAGGTTCACGATCTTCCGTTAAACTGGAAATACTGGCCTCACCACATAGCCTGAGTGCTGCGTTGTATATCTCCAGTCTTGTAGTCATGAACGCTCCAGGGTTTTAAGGTACTCTTTTAGAAATCGCTCGGCTTCTTCTTTACCCATGCGATCCTTGATGGTTTCGTTGTCCTTTAAACGAACGACACACCATTTAAGATGTGGGCCACGTTGGACAACCTTGTATAACTTCTCTTGATTCTCTGATTCAATTTTCTTGTGAGAACCAAGCTCTTTAAATTCCAGTTCTTCGACCACTGCCCAATTGTGACCAGCATCGATAACCATATATTTCCCGTAATACTGGAAGTCATCCGTAGTGACTTCAATGAGATAAGTTGAGCGAAGTTTATTCGCAACATGCTTCCAGAAACTTGGCTCCAGTAAGTCTTTGCGAGTAACGCCAGGTTCAACTGTAGCGAAATAAGTAACCCGTTGAGATTCTGCCAGCGGCATACGTGCGGGCATAATCGCGACTTCTGGTCTTTCCTCCATAACAGCAGACATATTTTCCTCCTAAGATGCCGCCCCGAAGGGCGGCGTGTAGCTTATGCGTAAGTACTGGTAATTTGCGCACCAGACGCCAAAGTGGCTCCTGATGTGCTAACGCCAGTGATTGTGCCAAGCATCGTTACAACAGACGATCCTGCTGATGTAAATGAATTGGCAATCATAAAATCACCGGGACGCATTCCCAGTTTTTTACCGTCAGTGAAAAAATTGGACACAAAAATGTCGGTCGTCTTGTTTGTAGACGAGTAACCCCATAATTGCAGTCCTTGTTGAGATTGCTGAGCAGCGTTTGTGCTTAACCCCGTTGTTTCTGGGATAGTGGCCATTTGACCAACCAGAAGTTTAGGAGGATTGGAAACACTAGATGCAGCAGTAGTACCTGAATAAGACATAGTATCCTCCTTAGCCTCGTGCTGAACCGTCGTGGTCGATTTCTACCACTCCAGTACCCTGCATTAACACGCTACCCATGAAAATGGTAGCACGTGCGAATGAGTAATCCTGTTCTTCGTCATAACCCACCGCAGTCTTCAGTGTGTCAGTATCGGCTGCATGACCCACGGCTGTTTTATGATAAAGGAACGATTTCTCAGTGCTGGTCGCCTTGCCTGGGAGATTAGGATGCTCGCAAATCAAGCAGTTTCTCCAGCGGTAAGCCATTGGCTTATCCTGCCAGGAAGGGTTCTCATCACTGCCCTTGTATGGCCGCATATCCACGTAATCGGCTGAAGCAAATTCAGGCGCTTCCTCCAGGTACGACAAGAATGACGGTTGACAAAGTAAAGTAATATTGGAATCCCAGGGCACTTCTGCGTTAGACAGTTTCACGCGAGCGTTCTGGAACAATGCCACGGTGGGAATCGTTCCGGCTGCGCCAACAGTCACAGACGTAGTGTCCAGGGTAGTTATGATATCGCTATCGATCTTGCGGTTAACCACACCCATGGTGGTTTCTTGCATGATACGACGTTGGTCACCTTGAGAGGCAAAGACATTAAATCCGGTCTTACGAACCAGATCATGCCACTCTAGCAAGGTAGCTGTGTTTTGCTGATTGTTATCAGCGCGAGCAGGAATCAACCCATTGACGCCGCGAGTCGAAGCTTCGGCGCTATTGGAATCCGCTACCAGAAAAACCGCTTGATTTCCCTTGATAACCGCTTCCGTTGTAACGGTTTGGCGCAGCAATGACTCGCGTTGCTCAAATCCGCTGATGAATTCCTGCCGGTATTGTGTTTGAAAAGCAGTATCCGACATGATTTTCTCCTTTAAAATGAATAACTAACTTCACTCTTGGGGAGTCCATCACAACGTTCTCCAGGGAATCCTTACGGGGCTGGTCCGGTTGTTACTGGGGCCATTCGTGCTAACTATATTAAATACAATAACCTGTAAAAATTCTATCGAATTTCCGTGATCATTTTGCCCGCTCTTTTGCGGTAAGCAGATCGCGATAGCGTTGCTGTATCTTGTCGTCCTTGTAATAAGCCTTACTATTTTCCCGCATCATCTTCTCAATAGACGCTATTTCATCATCAATTGAGTTCATAACGTTACCATTGGCATTGGGAACAACCGTGGCCACAGGATTGATCTGAAGTGCTGAATCAACCAAAAACCGCATGACATCCGGGTTAGCAGTGATCGGCGTTCCATCAGCGAGACGACCTTTCAACAAGGCATCTTTCACGCCTTCTGGGGCTGTATCGAGATAACTGTTGATTAGATTCCAGTTACGACGAAAGTCACCCTGCCATTCCAATCTGAGTTCATCCTCAGCCTTACTGACCAATTCTTTATCGCGAGCTTGGGTTTGCTCGGTTTCTTTCTCATCGAATTCAACAAGATACTTAACAAACGCCTCAGCTTGTGAATTGGGAATGTTGTTCTTATGGGCATATTCCTGAAACTCACTCAAAAATTGCTTGTCCTCCTCAGTGAACTCCTGGCCCTCGAATTTGTACGCATCAGGCGCTAAAGGGATTCCGTTTTGCTCCCTCCAGGCATTCTGGGCGTCTTCATCACCGTTCTCTGGGAATGGCTCTGTGGACCGGTACTCACCGGAAGAAAGCTTCATTTTAGTGGCTAAACCACCTTCAAAGGCTGCCCTGGGCGATGCATAGCGAGATAGATAGCCTAGAAGTTTCTCATCCTCGCCAGCGGCAACCTCACGCCAGTTATCAGGGAAAGTAACGTCTCCCTGATTGCTTCCTTCATCAGAAGGTGCTGGATCAGGGGTTCCGTTGTCACCACCACCACCTTGTAAATCAGGATCAGACGGGTCTGCATTAAAGTTCCAGAATCTAAATCGTTTCATGGTTTTCCTCCGAGTCTTAAGTTTAACGCTGTAATAATTAAACCACCCACAGATCGTCTCCCTTCCGCGTAAGCGGTCTTACGTCCTCCAGGGTCTTCTGAGTGGTAAGATAATTCATAATACTGGCTGGCCTGTCGGACAATCCAATCTAAAGCAAGCCTTTGCTGGCCTTCGTTGGCAACGCCTTTCTCTAAAGCTTTCAAGGCCAATGTAATAGCCTCATCAATTTCAGGACTATCCGGCTTCACGCATACCTTCCTGAGTCTTTGTTACTTTCTCAGCGATTTGAGCGCTCTGCTCCATGCGATCAAGTTCTTCCTGTTGAGCCATCTTGATCTGCTCATTACGTTCAATTTCCTGAACTTCCATTTCAGTACGCTGCCATTTCGCCGGTATACCAATACCAACAAGGGTATCCCTGAGTGCGGATTTCACATCAACAATTGATGTCGCTGTTCTATCAAATGCCGCAGCTTCAGTAAGTAGGGCTTTTGCTTCGAGGAATTGCTGGCCTTTCTGTTGTTCAATAGCATCATGTAATGGGGATTCAAATCTAAACTGGTATTCACGACCGGATAGAGATTTTGGCATATTGTATTCAGGATTACCAAACACACCAGCCTTAAGCATTTTTTGAAAGGTTAGTTCACACAGCTGCCCGTTGTATTGCATCTCCATGGGCTCAAAGATTGGCATAGCCTCACGAATATATTCGGCGACACGTTGACCCACTTCATACGCGGTCATTTCTGGTGCATTCACCGGGAGCGATAACCGATCGAGATAAAAAGCTTTTTGCAACATGGCGCG